ACGGAGAAGCTAAAGCTGCTAGAAATAAGGGAGATCTTAAGCGTGGGGGTATGACGCTAGATGATATAAAGAACAAGTTTAAGCATCATATACCAACTGTCAGGAATGCTTTTGTCTATTCAATGGTAGATCTGAAATCATCTTTAGAGCGGTTGTCTACAAAAGATCAAGAAGAATTATTTGATAATGGTAAAAATTGGGCTAATATAGAAATTCTCTATCCTGATACAAAGAATGTAATAGACTACGATGGCGGAATGCAAATTATACTCCACGGAATCTTAATATATAACGACGCGTGGGCGTCCACAGGTGAAGTAAAGGGCGGTGGCAAAAAATTAGCTGCAATTATTAATAAACTAAACAAAGGAATTAAGACAAAGTTTGCGTTTAAGGGGCCAAATGTTCTTAAGATAGCTAAGGCAAAGGACTATGGTAAGAAGCGACAGAAATTTTTAGGCGCTTTGAAAAAGCTACAGGATATATATAAACTGAAGGATACAGATGAGGTTTCATTATATCACCAACACTTTTGGTTAGAATATATTTTAAATGGTGCAAATCAAACTGATTTCATGAATATAACTGATGATATTTTATATCCACTCATGAAAAGATGGGCATTTTCAGATAAGAGTTATAAAATGACTGAGATCAATAAGCTAAAGGCAGATCATCCAGAGTTTGTAGACTGGGTTAGGGCTACTGAAAAACAAGACCACGCTAAGATGTTAAAGGAAAATATGCGTCCATTTGAGGTATTATTTTTTGAATTAGGCGCAGAGATACTTAGTAATGTTAGTAATTGGCTGGCACCAAACCCATCAGCAACAGTACAAGCACTAAAAAAAGGCTTAGATAAGGCAGCAAGAGAAATAAGAAGCAAAAAAGATCCTTCCTCAATTAGTAAGTTAGAAGCACAATTAAGTAAAATATCTGATATGGGAGATTTATCAAATTTAGTGCCATCTGAGGGATTAGTTTTTAAATATAATGGCAAGATATACAAGTTCACAGGTTATTTTGCACCAATAAACCAAATTACAGGTTTAATGAAGTTTTCAAGGTAGTTATGGCATATAGCAAGGAAATACAAAGACAAAATGATGCATTAGGTGATATATTAGCTGGCCGTGAAACTAAAAAAAGAGTGATGGTTGGTTACAAAGGTAAAAAAGATCCCAAAGCCGGTGAAACACGCCAATCAGAACTAACTGATATTATGAAGGATGTTCGTATGCCGTGGTTTTGCCCTGAATGTAGCAAAATAATGAAGAATCAGAGGCTAGATGGCAAGATGTGGAGACTATATAAGCACTGTTTTGATTGTCAAATCCAAATTGAGCATAAAATGAGGGTTGATGGTACATTTGAAGAATGGGAAAGAGGAAAATATCTCCAAAATAAGAAATCAATAATTGAAGAACAGCTAGCATCAATAACTAGCTGGAGAGAGCAAGGTGATGCATCATTTGTAGAGCCTGTAAATGTTGATACTGGGTTTGTTCATATAGAGACATATAAAAAAGACCCTAAAATTAAGGAAATGGCAGATGAAGCATTAGAAGAATTGGGAATTGCACTATCTGAAATTAATGAATTAATAAGAGAGCATAATGGCGACATCGAAGCAAATTAGAGAACAGATAAAAGAGGAGTACGTTAAGTGCGCGCTTGATCCTGTATACTTCATGAAGGAGTATTGCTACATTCAGCATCCTGTAAGAGGTAAAATTAAGTTCGATTTATACGATTTTCAGGCTAAGACTCTGACTGATTTTAAAGATCATAATTATAATGTTATTTTAAAGGCAAGACAGCTAGGATTATCAACGCTTTCAGCAGGATATTCATTATGGATGATGACCTTTCATCAGGATAAGAATATTTTGGTTATTGCAACTAAGCAAGAAGTAGCAAAAAACTTGGTTACAAAGGTAAGGGTAATGCATAAAGCACTTCCTCCGTGGCTAAGACAAAAATGTGTTGAGGATAATAAACTATCACTCCGATATAACAATGGATCTCAAATAAAGGCAATATCATCTACTACTGAAGCAGGTCGTTCTGAAGCATTATCATTATTGATTATCGATGAGGCTGCATTTATTAAAAATATTGATGAAATTTGGGCAGCAGCTCAGCAGACTCTAGCTGAAGGTGGTAAATGTATCGCTTTATCTACACCAAATGGTATGGGGAACTGGTTTCATAAGACGTGGTCAGATGCTGAGACAGGTGCTAACAGCTTTAATTTTATAAAATTACATTGGACTGTTCATCCAAACAGAGGACAAACGTGGAGAGACGAACAAAATACATTATTGGGCCCTGATATGGCAGCACAAGAGTGTGACTGTGACTTTATCACATCAGGGCAGTCTGTGATTCCTGGTGAAATTTTAAAAGAGTATCAAGACAATTTTATACAAAAGCCAACTGAAAAACGATATGATAATGCAATGTGGATATGGTCGCAACCTGTTTTAAACAGAAGGTATATACTTAGTGCTGACGTTGCCCGTGGTGATGGCGCAGATTATTCCGCTTTTCATGTAATAGACCTAGAAACACTTGAACAAGTTGTAGAATATAAGTCAAAGGAAGGTACAACAAGGTTTGCTGGAATACTAATGTCAGTAGCAACAGAATATAATGATGCATTGTTGGTTGTTGAGAATAATAACGTTGGCTGGGCAGTATTACAAATACTAATAGACAGAGATTATAAAAATTTATTCTGGATGAAGAAAGATATAAGATACATAGATGCCAATAGACAATATACAAACAAATATAAGAATGAAAACAAACAAATGGTACCAGGCTTCACAACATCATTAAAAAGTAGGCCCCTTATTATAGAAAAATTAGCCCATTTTGTTAGAGAAAAAGAATTAAAAATAAATTCCATTAGATTGATAGAGGAATTATTTGTATTTATATTTAATAATGGGAAACCGGAAGCTTTAAGAGGATATAATGATGATTTAGTTATGAGTATGGCTATCGGTCTTTGGATAAGGGAAACAGCATTGAAGCTTCATGATGAAAATATGAGAATGACAAGAGAAACTATGGAAAAAATAGGTGGAAATTCTGGTGTGTATACAGTTGAATCAACAGAAGACTATGGCTGGAAAATGCATGTAGGCGACAAAAAAGAATCACTAACGTGGTTAATAGGTAATAAGGAATAAAATGGCACAACAAGATACATTTTTTGATAGAATTAGACGATTATTTTCTACTAACGTTATTGTAAGAAACGTAGGTGGAAAAAAGTTAAAAATTGTAGATACAGATAAGATGCAAGTAGGATCCAAAAAATTAATGGATCGTTATACTCGAATGTTTTCTACAACAGCAGGCTATGGTGGCTATATGGGGTATTCAGGAGAGCTAGCTAAAGCTCAAAGAATATCATTATTTAGAGACTATGAGGCTATGGATGATGATTCAATTATTTCTTCTGCATTAGATGTATATGCAGATGAATCAACGATGAAGTCAGAGTATGGTAATGTACTTGAAATTAAAAGTAACAATAATCAAATAAAAGATATTCTCCACAATCTTTTTTATGATATACTAAATATAGAATTTAATTTATGGCCGTGGATTAGAAATTTAGTAAAATATGGTGATCTTTATCTGCATTTAAATGTACAAGAAAACTGGGGAATTATTAATATAGAACCGTTGTCTCCGTATGACGTATCTAGAATTGAAGGGTGGAATCCTGAAAATCCTCAAGAAGTAAAATTCATATTAGATACAACAGATCCGAGAAATGCAGCAGGAAATGCTCCAAGAACAGAATTTGAAAATTTTGAGATAGCACATTTTAGAATGTTGTCAGATTCAAACTATTTGCCATACGGTAAGTCAATGATAGAGGGCGGTAGAAAGACCTGGAAACAATTAAGCCTTATGGAAGATGCTATGTTGATTCATAGAATTATGAGAGCACCTGAAAAGAGAATATTTAAGATTGATATTGGAAATTTACCTCCAAGTGAAGTAGATACATACATGAAAAGGATCATCGACAAGATGAAAAAGGCACCTGTTGTAGATGAAACCACAGGTGACTATAATTTACAGTATAATATGCAAAATCTTACTGAGGATTTTTACTTACCAGTTCGCGGCGGTGATAGTGGAACAACAATAGAATCTTTGCCAGGATTAACTTATGAGGCTGTTGAAGATATTGAATATTTAAGAAATAAACTTTTAGCAGCACTTAAAATTCCCAAAGCTTTTTTAGGTTATGAAGAACAAGTTGGATCTAAAGCTACATTGGCTGCTGAAGATGTTAGATTTGCTCGTACTATAGAACGAATTCAAAGAATTGTTGTTAGTGAACTCACAAAAATAGCTGTAGCACACCTCTATTCACAAGGTTTTACTGATTCTGGATTAGTTGACTTTGATTTGGTACTAACAAATCCATCTACAATTTATGAGCATGAAAGATTAGATTTATGGGACAAGAAAGCTGCACTAGCAGAAAGCATGGCAAATGCTGGATTAGTTTCTTCACAGTGGGTATATGATAATATCTTCGTATTTTCTGATGAAGAAGTTGCTAAGCTTGATCAAGAAGTAATAGCTGATAAGAAAGCAACATTTAGACTATCACAAATTGAAATGGAAGGTAATGATCCTGTACAATCAGGTCAAGCTATAGGAACGCCTTACGATATGGCAACTGCAATGGCACCTGAGGGAACGCCAGGCAATCTAGACCAAACAGGCGATGAAGGTGTGCCTACTGGTGCAATGTTTGATGAGGAAGAAGACTATAAGTCAAGAAAAAAAGTAATGAAAAGGAAATCTGCTAGAAGAGATGTTGAAGATAGAAGTAGGCTTGGTGGCGTCCGTGATGTACTTGGTAAACATGATTACGCAAATATAAGAAAGCCTGACAAGTCTAGTAAAATAAGAC